AATTGGATAAATTAAAAATTTTTGAATGAAATTTTTGGAAAAGAAAAAGGCGCCAAAGAAATTAATCTTGGCGCCTCAATTTTAAGCAGATGATTTTTATTCAAATTCTTTTAACAAAAATCAAATTAATTCCCAAATGTCTGAACAAATAATTTCTTTCATATTAAATATCCAAATTATTCAAAAGATTTTGTTTTTCTATTAAATTATTTATTAAGTAAGGAATTGCATCACAAAATATTTTAATATCTACACTGCCAATTTTACCATTATAGTCATTCAGTATTCTTTATAAGAAAATAAAATATTTTTCATTATAAAATTTATATCATAGTTCCAACTGGTAATTCTCTTTAGGTATAGAAAATATTTTATTCCCAATAAATATATTTATTAAATATGATTCACATTTATTTTGTTTATATGTAGATTATTATCTCTTTTGTAAGATATAATTGCATATATTAAATTTCTGAGTGTATTATACCTCATTTAAACGTTTTCATACTCCTGTCTAATTTTTCAATTAAATATGTCAATGCTGAAATAAATGAATAAATAGATTTTAAATTTTTGTCATTTTCATCATAGTCATTCAACAATCGTAAAATTATTTCTTTTCTATCTTTATCTAAAAATGATTCAACTACATATAAATTAAATCCAGTATTACTAATTCCATGTGAAGATAAAGAAAATTTATTGATCATAAATTTTTTACTTTTAGAATTAATAGAAACAAAATTATCATCCACAATAATTGCTTCCAAATAATTACCTTCTAATTTATGAAATAAACAAGATTGTACTAATAAATATAAGGTTGGACAAATTTCTTGATTCATTCAAATGCCTTTAATTTTCTTTCTAATATTTTTATCAATCCTGGTAAATAATCATAAAACTGATCAAATTTTCTTGAATCTTCATAAGGATTAAAATCACAATCATTTAAGAATCTCAAAAGTATATTCATATTTGATTCGTTAATTATACACAAGGAAGTATAATTAAAAGAAATTTTTGGAATTGTTAATTTGGTTTCGTCGATCATAAAAATATATAAATCGTTAATTAATTTAACAAATTTTATTTCACTTTTTGTTTTAAATTTTAAATAAATAAGATTTTGAATCAACGGTTCCGGATATTGATGTTCTTTTAAATTTTCACTTATATTCATTATTCAAATGTTTTTAATTTTGAAATTTTTTCTTTTATCACCGAAATTAATAATTCTGGTTGATAACAAATATCAATTGAATTTATAACTGAAATCATTAATTTGCTAGTGTTTTTTATTTCAAGATTATAATTTTTAATTAAATAATCTTTTGCAGATGTATTAAAACAAACAAATTCTCCAGTACAACCAGATTCAAATTTACCATCATTGCTAATAAAAATAGCATATAATTTAACTTCATTTTTAATTTTATTATTTACCAAATCAAATAGTAATTTTCTATGGCTATTATAAATCATTTTACATTTTTAAATACAAAAAATGGTTCAAATTTTTCTACTCCCGCAGTTTTTGTTAAATGACTTCTTACTGTCTTTAACTTTAAAATCTCCACCGGCTCCCCAAATTTTTTCTTCGCCATCGAAATCATTCGTTCATATTTTTCTGTTATATTTAATCCAAACGTTTTCCCAGGCTTCAACATCCATTTTACATTATCTAATGTTCCAGACCAATATTTATCATAAAAATAATTTTCATCTTTATTATATGCTTGACTCGAATCTTCACTGTAATATTCTTGATCATAATACGGAGGAGAACTCCAATATAAATCAACAGAATTTTCTTCGCCTCGATATTCCTCAGAACCACTTTGAATTAATTTCACATTTTTAAATTCAAAATATTCAACCATCTTTTCCAATTCAGGAACCGTTAATGGATCAGTTCCAATATAACTTCTTCCACAACTCATCGCTCCCAATAACCGTCCCCCAAATCCACAAGAATAATCTCCAACCACATCTCCAACTTGACTGTATTTTTCATATATAAATTTAGCTACGTCAGGTTTAAACATGCTTGTAGCATTAATCATTCTCATACTTCGCATTCCTTGAATAAACATTTTAAAGCTTAAATTAAAAGCTTCATTTACCCCAGGACGAATCACTCCATTTTTTTCGTCATCTTCCAACCAATCCAATCCCAATCTATTTTCAATGATTCTTTTTAGCTTTTTATCATCGTTAAATATTTCAATTAAATTTTGCTTTCCTCTTTCAGAGGTATTATAAAAACTATGGCAAAAATATCTGCAAATATTTGTCGCCAATGAACTGTTATTATTCACTACATCTAATTCAACATTAACTTTATAATTACACAATCTAGCATATTCTTTTTTTAAATCACCCTCTTTATCAGGATAAACAAATCCCGATTCTCTCAGCTTTTCAAAAATAGGCTCAACCAATTCTAATCTTTCATTTTTATTTAAGCTTTGAATATAATGTTTATCAATTTTTTGACCATTAATAACCAAAACTTCATCGTATTTTAATTTTGCCATTGTAATGAATTTTCTCCTTTGAATTTGGAAATTTGCTTTTATAAAAAATTAAACCCTTTGTAGCTTGTCCTAAATTAATTTCAAATTCTCCAACTTTATTAAAAACTCGTTTGTAAATTTGCATATCTGTAAATTCAGAAATCCCAATGTAATTCTTAGCCAATGCTTTGCCAATAACATAAGAACAATTTCCATTAACTATTGGACTCAATGTTCCAAATGAAATCAATCGATCCACATCATAAACAAATATATTTTCACAATTAACATGAAAATTATTTCGATAAAAAAACAAATTCTTTCCAGAAAAATCTCGAAAATATTTATCAGCCAATGTATCTCGCCAAGTAGAGATTAATTTTTCTACATCGCCAATATTTCTAAAATTACTTTCAATAGTTAAATTTAATTTCTCACACCGATTTATATTGTTTCTAATTTTCTTAAATTTAACTCCAGGCAATTTTAAAAAATCCGAATCAACCAAATATCCAATTGAAATATTTTTATCTTTATCAACATCAAAATTACTTTTCAAGATATTAAAATTATCTTCAGACACATAATGAATTGATAATTCAGGAAATTTTCTTAATTCAACAAGATCATTTTCAAGAATTGTATTTAAAAATGTTACATGTTGCTTTTTTCCAACCGTCCAGAAAAAACAATTATTGATCACTTGAATATTTTTAGATTGCGGTCCCAATAAACATTTAGCGCTATATTCATTAATAAAATTATTCATATTATGGCTCCGAAATCAATGTAAAATTTTAAAAATTAATGTCAAGATGTGGAGAAATTTTTAAAATGATTTTAAACCAAGACCATCAAAAATTCTTTTACATTCATCATAATTACAATATTTTCTTTCGAAAGATATATTACGTTCATCAAAAGCTTCCTTAATTAAGTGATGTTTCACATCATACAAACCAGAAAGTGCTTTAATAGACATTCCAAAATCATTATGCAAACATAAAATGTCATTAAAATTATGCGCAATTAGTTCTTTATGAGTCATTGGACGCGGAACATAGTTTTTAACATAATTAGGAAGAGAGTTATATTTTGCTTTGATCAATTGATATTTATTATATTTTCTTGTTAGATACATATTTGCATCTTTGTATAACCAATCAAGAAATTTAGTACATCTTGCGAATGATTTTATTGCTATGATTGACATGTCATCAGTAGTAACGCAAGGCATTTCAGTTGTGTGAAAATCTATATTTAAAATTTCTTTAAAATAATTAACCAGATGATTATTTAAATCAATACTATTTATTAAATTTACAGAACACGAACATTCTTTGGCTTTTGGAGATGTAATATAGATCCATCCATCACCATCAATCATACCTCTAACGAAATGTGAGTAAAGATTTAAATCTAAATTTGTGGGATTTTTAAGAATGGTAGATTTATTTTCGCACACTCCCCATTTATCCCTTAATGTAGAAACCATTTGTTTACTATGCAATGCAATTTTGCAATATTTTCTTTTCTCATCATCCTCATATTCTTTAACCATATCTTCTTCAGATATTAATTTATTAAAATGTTTTAAAATGTGAATATCTTTTGCCGCTAATCCTATTCGTAATGTATAGCCTCCAGTTGAATATCCAACAGACCCGTCAGCGTATATAAATCCGAGCATATATGCTTTTTCTTCTGTATCAATTTCGTCAAACCAATGTTCATCAAAGAAGTGAATTCTGCCATATACACGATTCGTATTAATTTCCTCAGCAGCAAATTTTGGATATAAATATTTTCTATGTATTCCTACAATTTTTCCTATTTCAGTTAAACTTTTACCTTCATTAAATAATTTTATTATTTCTGTCCATTTATACTTTACCATTTGCTTTTGAGTTAATTTTAATTCTTTATCTTGCATTTTATTCTCTTAAAAATTAAATTTTTAGTCAGTATGGAAAGTATAATTCTTTTTTTAATTGTGTCAATTGTTTAAACAATTGCTGAATTTTAAAATAATTTTTGCGGCGAAATATGACGGTAAGAAAGAAACCGCCCCATAGAGGCGGTTAAGTTAAAATAAGATGTTATATGTTAGTTAGAAAGATTATTCGATAACAAGTGATTTTTTACCAGCTGAAACACCACGAGGATTGATAATTCCAATTCCAATACATTCTGAAACAACCCAACCAAGAGATAATCTTTTTGGTTCGTCCGCTGGGAGTACCTCTATGTCTTGGCGTATGGGCATTACTCCAACGAATTCTGGGTCAGCCGTAGCATAGAGGGAGCCTGGCGGAACGATTTTACTTACCATTATATCCGCCGCAAAAATCTGACCATATAAACCAGTTTGAAGTACTTCTCTCATGGTTACTGGATCAAAATCTCCACCACCAACTCCTTGACCACCACCAGCACCCCAACGTAGAATATCTGAAAACTCATTGATATTCATAAAGTATTTGGAAGTAACAAGGTCCCAATGATCAATTTGAACTTTTAGTTCAATAAGATCTCTTTTGAGTAAACCAGCATCTGAAATATCACTTACGATATTTTCTACTGAAGCAGCCGCATCAAGAGCAGCAAAACCGTTTGCATCTTCTTGCGCCATTAATTCTTGACGAGCTTTTTGAACAGCACGATCAATGACGTTAAAACGACGACGACGAACTTCATTAATACGAACAGTTGGATTTGAATAAAGTTCAAATTCAGGAACAACAACACGTTCACCGAAAATTCTTGATTCTGGACCTGAACCGTTTGAACTTACAACAACAGCTTGAACGTCAATATCTCGTTCATAGGAAGGAATCGCACCTGGACCGAGAGGATCAACAACAAGAGCACGACGAAAAATCCCGTGGTAATCCAAATTTCTGCGAATTGGATTAGCCATTGATTGAGCAAGAGCAGTTTTACCATCTTGCGTATAAATAGCGCGTGAAACAAGATCATCGGCTTCTGCATCTGAAAAACCTGATTGACCAGTCATTCCTAAATTGGCTGGTTGGTTTTCTTCTAAAAGAGATGCGTACTTAACTAAATTTTGAAGCATATCTCTCATGCTGCTTGCATTCATTTGTCCTTGACTATTAAACATTTGATTCATTTATATTTTCCTTTTGAATTAATTTCCAGTTTCCCAGAAACAGTGAATATTCTACTTAATATTTTATTATTCTTATTTTATTAACAAAAATAATAAAATTTAGTGGAAAAATGTAAAAATCTAGTTTTTAAGTCTAAAAATAAAGTTATATATGTGATTGCGAGAAAAAAATGATAAATAGAAAATTAGATTTAATTGGTAAAAGATTTGGAAAACTTACTGGCATGAGATTAGATGAAAATGCTCTTGAATTAAAAATCATATGCAAATGCGATTGTGGAAATGAAAAAAGTGTAAAGCCAAGATATTTAATAAATGATTTAACAAAATCATGTGGATGTTTTTATGATAAAGATTTATCAGGGCAAGTTTTTGGAGAATTAAAAGTTATTAAAAAAATTGATAATAAAAAAAGATTTTTTTGGTTAGTGCGCTGTAGTTGTGGAATTGAAAAAGAAGTTTCGCAAAATTCTTTAATTTCTGGCAATACAAAATCTTGCGGATGTAAAAAAATTAGAAAATGTCAATTAGGAGATAAATTTGGCAAGTTAACAGTAATTAGTGATTTAATTATTAAAGAAGATAAAACGCATTATTATAAAGTTAAATGTGATTGTGGAAAAGAAAAAGAAGTTGAGAAAAGATGTTTGACTACAGGAAACACAACTTCTTGTGGTTGTGGAAGAAAAGGATCAAGAGAAGATAAAATAAAAATTGTCAAACCTAAAAAAGAAAAAATAGAATTAGAGTCTTTGGAAGGAAAAATATTTACAAAATTAAATGTGTTAAATAAAATTAATAATGAAGAAAATTATTTATGCAAATGTGAATGTGGAAATACAATAATTTTATCAAGACATTCGTTGATTAGTAAAAGAAGAAAAAGTTGCGGATGTTTAAGACCAACAGGTGATAGTATTGTTGGTAAACAATTTAATCAATTATTAGTTTTGAGTATTGAAAAATCAGGAAATCCATTATGTAAGTGTGATTGTGGTGTTATCAAAGAAATTGATAGATCTTATTTAAGACGCGGGGCTAAATCATGTGGTCATATTGGAAAGTCTAAAAAATTAAAAGAATTTCAAATTGGAGAAAAATTCAATCGTTGGACTATTATTGAAATAATTAATGATCCAATTGATGGAAAATTTTATAGATTTAAATGTGAGTGTGGTGAAGAAACAATTGAAAAAATTTATAGAATTTTAAATGAAAGTTCAAAATCCTGTGGATGCTATCAGCGAGATAATAGAAGAATTGATGGAAAATTATTTCCTTATCAAAAACCATTAAACGATCATGAGAGTTTTATTAGAAGTAGATGGTTGATCTATGTTAGAATAGATCAAGAAAAAAATCTTTATGACGAACAAAAAATGATTCCATTTACTGAATTTTTAAAATTATCCAAAGAAAATTGTACTTATTGCGGGACCGAGCCACAAAGTAATACTGAAGATTCTGAAAATATTTTTATTTTTAATGGATTAGACAGAGTTGATAACTCTCTTGGGCATTATCATGACAATGTTGTACCATGTTGTTTTACTTGCAATCGCGCAAAATTAGATAGAAATGTTGATGAATTCATTAATTGGATTAAATTATTAAAATGTAAAGATTTTTCTCCAATTGATATTAAAAAAATTTCTTTTAAACCAAGAAAAAGTATTTTAGAAGGTATTATATCTCGTAGATATTCCGATACTAATCTTGAATTTGAAGAATTTCATTATTTAACTCAACAACCTTGTTTTTATTGTGGGCGAATTGGAATGAATTGTAGAAATATAAATAAAAAAGAAAAATTTAACTATAATGGTTTAGATCGAATTGATTCTTCTCGTGGTCATGATCGTGATAATGTTGTCAGTTGTTGCAAAGATTGTAATTATGCAAAAAGTAATTCATCATTAAAAGAATTTAATTCTTGGATCGAAAGAATTCAAAATTTTCAAAAACAAAAAAGCACCACATTAATGGTGCTTTAAATTCACAATGAATGTTTATATAGCTAAATTATTAGCTAACTGGTGGATTCCAGTAAAATACTGCCCATGAGAATTGACGAGCAGCAACTCCAAAACTCGACGGACTATTCAAAGTGCTAACTAATCTATTAGGAGTTGTAACAAGACTTCCGTTCGTAGAGAATTCTACGAATCTACCTACAGCAACGTTTTCAAAGGCACTTCCAGATGTAGGTGTAAGTAAGCCAGCAGCAGTAGCAAATAATGCAGCACCAGTATCTAGAGTAGGATGAGTAGGTTGAAGACCGGTAGTTGCATTTTGATCAACTGCATCAAGAGTTACTGCATATAATCCTGGAGTTGACCATAATGTTATTTTTCCACTTCCAGTAGCGCTTGATGGACCCAAGGCTGTGCCTGGAACTGATTGTGTACCAGAAGTTCCGCCAACAATAGAGCCAAACAACGTACCATATCCGGTAATACCATCGTCAGAAAGAAACAACGGACGACTGCCTGAAGTAAGAGTTTTAGTAACTACGGTTCTTTTGGCAGTACCTGAGGCATTAGTATAACCATCAAAGGCGTCAGCGGCAGCAAGATCAGCAGTAGCCAGAGATAATGAACGTAGTTTCACTACTTCGCCTCCGCGAATAGTGGAGAGATCCGCGTCAAGGCAATCGTATTGACCAATGGGAAGACTTGTACCAGTTTGAAGAATTTTTAGAGCCATTTAATTTCCTTATATATCTTTCGATAAACTTACACCTTAAACTTATATTTTCAAGAAAAATATAAGTTTATGCATTAAAGTAATCTTTCATATTGATTTTTAATGGATTGATATTCCTGAATTCTTTTAATCCAATTATTGAATTCTTCTAGGGTGTAATCTAATTTTGCATAATTACACCATTTGCAGCAAGGGACGACGTTATCTTTATTATGGTTAGCTTTTGTACCATCATCATTTAAAGATTTTATTCTATCTAAGCCATTATATCTAAAACCTTTTCTATTATTGACTTTTGATTCCCCGCAATAAAAACAAGGCTGTTGTATTAAATAGTAAAATTCTTCCTTAGTTAAATTAGAATCACTATAAGTATTATCTCTAATTGAGTTAATACCTTCGCTCGCTGGAGGAAATTTATTAGATTTTATTTCTATTTTTGTATTTATGTTAATTTTTAATTTAGGAATCCAATTTAAAAAATCTTTCATTGATCTATAAGTTTTTGAAATATTACATTGAAAACAAGCTGATATACAGTTTTTCACGTGATGATTTTCGACACTTGTAATTCGCTCAATAGTATTATGAACAAATCCTCTTCTATTTAAATTAGGTTTTTCATTACAATAAAAACAATTTTGTTTAACTATATTTAAATAATCTTCTAGTAAAAGATCGAATTTTGCATAAGTGAATTTATTATTTTCATAATTAAATTTATCTCTTGCAATTATTTCTCTCCAAGCCCTTCGAGCTATTTCATCTTTTTCTGTATGATTTACCATTCTATCTGTTGTGAAATTTTCATGAACCAAATCATATTCCGAATTCATACATTCGCAATGCTTTCCCATATTATGAGATAATTCGTTGTAAGTAAAATTGCTTTTTCTCCCACAATCACAAATAAAATAAAAAATATTATTTTCTTCTTTAAGAAATTTTAAATGATTAATAATTAATTTTATATTTTTGGATGTTCTTATCCTTAAACATCCACAACTTTTCTTACCTTCATTTTTAATTTTATTAGAATCTAAAATTCTGATATTTCCGCAATCACAGTTACAAAGATAATTATTGCTATTAACTTTTTTACCAACCAATATTCTATTTATTTTTTGCCCAGTTAATAACTCTATTTTAGATCGACATAAGCCGCATGCTTGTGAATTTTCAGAATTTAAATTTCCTGTTGTTACACTAGTTTTATTTCCACATTCACAAATACATAGCCACATTCTATTTTGATCTATTGGAGGTTCTTGACCAATTACTTTTAATTTACCAAAAATTTTACCAATTAAATTTTCTCTAATTGAATTTCTGTAACCACATTCTCCACAAGATTTAGTTTCTCCTTTTAATACAGAATGCTTATATACTTCTTTTAAATTTCCGCAAGCACATTGAGCGTTTAATTTAATATTTCCGCCAGATTCAGGAATATGTGAAATGGATAAAATTTTTAATATACCATAATTTTGATCTATCATATCTTCATTTTTAACATAATTTTTTATAACATAAAGTGATTTTATATTTTCTTCATCAACTATAATTTGATCAGATTTACAATTTTTACATGAGAGAACTTCTTTCCACATAACAGAATTTTTATCAATCTCAAAATTTTCTCCACAATCACACTGTACTATAAATTTTAAATTTTGGGTTGAACTTGGTAAACATTTTAATACAGTTAATTTTCCAAATTTCTTACCTGGAATTTTTGAAATTCTTTCATCATTTCTTTCTTTTTGAGCACAAAGATCGCAACATAAAATATGATTGTGTAGTAATTTGCTCTTTGTGGCATTTTTAATTTCTCCACAATCACATTTTGTTTCAAATATAAATCTACCATCATCATTTTTATTAACTAATTTTATTACCGTTAATTTTCCAAATTTTTTACCAATCAATTCTTCGTTTAATACTTTAAATTTCCCGGACATTTTTCTATTCTTTCAAAAATTTTATTAATTTCGACTTTCACAGGTTATATATCCCTCCCGCACGAGGATCAAATTCTTTAAATAATTAACTGAATTTTTAGATGAATGACAAAGCTACTTGATCTAAAATCTATAAATAAAAAATGCTGGAAGAAAATTTTCTCCAGCACGATTAATAATTTTAATTTAAATTTTAAACGTCAATATCGCCTAAATTATTAGGATCATTAATATCAATTTTATCTTGTTTTGGCTTAGAATCACTTTGATTAACGGGATTTTCTTTATTTGATTCTTCTAATTGTTTCATTGCATGGGCTTTGAAATTATCTGCATTTTTCAACACAGTAAGAATTTCATTAATTGATTCATAAAAAGGATCAATTGCCATAACAACTTCATCAAAAATATCTGAAGTCAATCCTTTTCCTCCATGTAACCCAACATAATCAACCAAAGAAGTTAACATTCCTTTTTCTTTTATATGAGTATCTTTATAAGTGGAAGAAGAAAAATTAGATTTAACTTGTCTAATATAAGGAAAAAGATTTTCTGCGGCAGTTTTGAATTTTTTATATGAATCTAATATTTCAGTTGTTTCTGGTTTATTTGCCATTTCCATCAACTCTTGGGCAGTTCTTGGAGTTTGTAGAGTATCTAAAAATGGCTTAACAGAAAGATAAATTGTATTAAATGAATTTAAATATGATTTAAATGTTTTCATATCTTTTATTATTGTTTGATCTAAATCATATCCTACACCCATTTGAGATGAAGAATTTAATAAAGCATCTACAGATGAAATTAATTTTTGATAATTTTTTTCATATCCATGATTTGAATTTGAAAGATGTTGATTAGCGTAAATAAATCCAAGAAGAGAAACTGCTGCTGATAATCCTGCAATTGCAAGAGGAGCGATTGCTTGTTTCTTAATAGAGATTTTATCTAAACAAGAATCGGCTAAAGTTCTTAACTGAACATTATCAATTGCATCAAGATGATTTCCAATTTTAACCAAAGTAAAAAGCAATTCTTGATCAGCATTTTTGGTATTAAATAATTGTCCAGTTGGTTTACGATTTATTAAATGAAGCATAATATTTTGACGTTCAATATTATTTTCTACAAGTCCATTTAATTTATCATAAGCTGGAAAAACAATTGCTGGTTCTGGATGAGCTACTTCCATAATATTGTTTTCGTATTTTAAATCATTTGCATTTCCAGGATCTTTGGTTCTGGAATTTGATTCATCTTTGGGAGTTTTTTTATCGTTTAAAATTCTTGCATAACTTTCAAAAATATCACTTTTCATTTGTTCCTTCTTTTTATGCAGATTTTTCTGCAAGATCATCAATAAACCAATCGACCAGTTTTTTCTTTGAATCAAACAATTTTGGAATAAAAACCAATGGAGCTCCGGGAGAAGAATGATTTAACCATTCAATTTTATCTACTACCGCTTGAAAAGCCGGAAGAGATTTTATTAAAGAAGTTTTATCTTTTAAATTTTCATAAACTTCATTAGCAAAAGATAAAACTAAATTTTCTATAGAGCTGGTATTATTTGGAATTTTTTCTATCCAATGAGAATTACTATTTAAAGACTTATCTGCATAAGAAGATTTTACTTTAAATTTATTTTGATAAGTTGAAACTACTTTTGGTTTTTCTGTTTCAACAGGTTTACCGTTTTGAATTGTATTGTCAAAACTGTTTGGGCGATTAAGAACTTTGTTTATTGCATCTCCAGCAACAATTAAACCTGCTGAAGCCAAAGCAATTCTAAATACCCAACTAAGAACCAAACCCAAATAATTTGTTACCTTTGATTTTTTAGAAGAAAATACATCAAACAATCCAGCATTTTTTGTATTCGCAGCTAATTTAAGAAGATGGATTTCTCTCAAAGTTTTGTCAAATGATTGTTTATTAAAAAAATCATTTGCTTCTTGTTCAGTTGCTGGAGCAGTATTTTGTTGAATTGTTGAAGTAACGATATTATGAACATTTTCTGAGGTAGTTGGACCATTGGAAACTGCTTCTTTTATTTTTTCATAAATGGATGAAAAAATTGACTTAACATCAATATGAAAAACAGAAGCTGCTAAACCTAAAAGAGTTCCAATTTTTCCTAGACCTAAAGCTGAGAGAGTAACTGAAATAACACCAGGAGCTAATAAATTTAATACTGATCCAGTTTTATCATTTTGATCTATTTTGCTTTCAAAATAACTCTTGGCGGCGTTGATTAAAGAGCTAGCAAAGTTCTCGGCATTCTTGGTGAAAATCGGTTTAGAGAACTCTGCAACAATAAGAGTATCTAAATAAAATGAAGTTACTGTTTTCATTGAGATTTACCAAATAAGTTAACTACAGAAACTTGATTTAACCAACCTTTTATTTCGGCTTTGTTTCTATAAGCAATTGAATTATCAGTTGGAGATTTTCCAACTTGAGCAAATAACCAATCTAATTCTGTTTGATGCATTTTTTGCATCGCTGGATCATCTGCAAATTGTGTTTTAAATAAATTAATTGCTTCTTCTGCACCTTCTACTACTTGAAGTAAAGATTCTAAAAATCTGGTATAATGATTTCCTGGAGGGGCTTTTAACCAAAGAAAAGCAACTTCTTTTGCATCAGCAGAAAGAGAAAAAGTTTTTTTGTCTGAATTTTTTAATCTTGTTCTTATGTCTTGTTGAGCTTGCGTAACTATTTGTGAAATACCAGAAAGTTCATCTCGTTTATCATCCGAAACAATTGTAGAATAAGCATTCAAAAAAGCGCTTATTCTTAGAAAAGAAATATCTTCAATTCTCAAAGGAAACATCTGAGCAGCTTTTCCAAAATCAACAGATTTTTTTTGAGTTTCTTGAGGAGTTTCTTTTTTAATTGATTGATCTTGAAGTTTTTTTGTTGGAGAAAAAGTTCCTGTAACAGAACAAGATTTACCGTCTTTTCCAAAAAATGAACTAGACAAATCTTTTAATCTACGAAGATAATAATTTGCAGATTTAATTTCATCTTCATTTGTGGTTTTAGATAATTTTTGTTGTCCTCTTAAATAAAGCAAGTTTAAAAGAACACATTGATCACAATTTGGATCAGTCCATTTTAAAGTAAATGGTTTGCCAGATTCATCGTAAAAAATAATTTGTGCTTCGGGAGATTTGGATAACCAAGCATTTAAACTTTCTTTGCTTTTTAAATCTTCCACAGATAATTTAATTGGTCCAGTCCCATTATCGGCATAATAATTTTTTGGATCAAATACTTTGTTTCCAAAAAAATCTAAATTAGTTTGAGCATCTAATTCTTTTGGTTTACCAGGTTCAGATTTTTCTACTGGAGCTAATCCTGAATTTGGTCTAATAACATTAATTGAATTAATTATTTTTCCTGTTAAAATTTCTAACATTTCTCCATTTGCTTTAGTTGTGTTATCTGAACTTGATTTATCTTCAATTGCTTTTTTATAAAGATATTGTACATAAGCCGTTAAACTTGGAATATTAACTAAAAAGTCAGCTTCATTCCAATTTTTAGTAATTGCATCTCTAGAAGTTCTAACTGAAATAGGATCTAATTTTGCTCTTTCACCGTCAGATATTTCTTCTAAAGGCTCACCATTTCTAGGATCAGTTGAATTAGTTAAACTTTTAAGAGTTGCATATGCAATTCTTTCTCCGTTGATTTTAACTTTTTTCTCATCAAGAAAAGTAAGAAGAGAATTTAAATTAGAAAGATTAGAAAGATTTAATGAAGTATTTGGTTCAGCAGTAATTTGGGAATTTAAACCAGCAAATTCATTAACGAGATTTGACATTAATTTTTTTGCCAAAGCATTAATTCTTGGATCTGATTGAGCTAATTTTCTTAAATAAGCATCAATAACGTTTATTTTAGTTTTTTTATCCATGATTATATTCCATTTAATTTCTTGATAAATGATTGAAGATAATTAGTTAAATCTTGATCCTTAGTAATATTATATTTACTCATAAATTCTTTAAAAGAATTTTTATTAATTAATGCTGAAACTGGAATAGTAAAATTAATTATTTTTCCTGTTGGATCTCGATCTTGAATTGAAAATATTGTATAAGGATTATCTAATAACTCTTCTTCAGTTTTATCTAATTTAGAAGAAACTTCATCTGTATACTTATCAAGAGGTTTTTTATTTTCGATAAGAGATCTAAATTCTGGGCGAGATTGAATTTGATATCTAAAACTATTATAAAGATTTTTAATGCCTTTAAGTAAAGTTGAAATTATTTTTGCTTTTTGATCTTGTTGAGCTGGAGATAAAGATATTTTGTTTTTATTAAAAGAATAATTTGATAATTCTTGATAAAATCTATTTAAATTTTTAGAAGTAAAATTTTGATTTTTTAATCTAAAATCACCTTCCATTTGAAGCAATGCATAAGTTAATCCTGCAATATTTCTTAACAAATTATCTGTTACAGAATCCCAAACACCATTGATTTTTATTTTGTCTTGAGCAAGTTGATATAAATTTTGCATCACGACATCAATTTCATAAGTATCGGTTTGAATTCTGGTTTTGGTATTTGGAGCAGATTTTAATTCATTACCTTTTTTATCTGGGTCTAAAGAATCTAAATATTGTTCTGCAATAAAATCATTTAGTGCTTTTACAGAAAAAGTATTTTGCATTACTGAATTAGCAACATCTCTAATATTTGTTTGCATTTCTTTTATTGCTTGAGAAATTTGTGGAACATAGTTTGGAACTGAAGAAAAATTTTGAGATTTTTGGGAACTTGGATTAAATAAAGATGCCGCTCCAGAAGAAGAATTATCTTTTGTAGTATTTGAATTTGTAGGACCAGAAACTCTTGATTTCTGGAGTTGAGGTATTTGAGCTCGTTTTTGAATTAAATCAACTAAATATTTTTTATCCATCTTTAGCTTCCCAACACATTTTTAATTTCTTCTAAGGTTGAAAATCCTTGAAATTTTATTGATTGCATAAAATCTTCATCAAAATCAAATCCTGGAGATAATCTATTAAAAATTAATTCTCCCAAATCTTTTTTCAAACTTGTAATATTAGACACAATTTCAAGAAATGTATTTGATTTTCCAACATTTACTTTTGCTAATGATCCCGATTTAAATGAAGACCCAACTTCAGCAAAAGTTACTTTTGATTGGAGAGGATCTGAATTTGTTTTTAATCTTTCTGTTTCTATTGATTTTGCTTTTGTGGCAGCAGTTTTACAAGCACCAACATAATCTTTTACTAGATTACCCAAAACATTCATAGTCGATTCTATTCCTTTGCTAACAGCAGGATCGAATCTTTTATCAGAAGAAACAGATTTTAATTTGTTTAATAAATTAACTGTTTTTACAAGTGATAAAGCTTGTGATTCCAAAGTTTGTGAAATAAATGTAGAATTACATCTTGTTCCATCCTCTGAAACCCAAGCTTGGTCAAGATAAATTGTTGGAAATTTATATTTATCTTCTGGATTAATAACTGGGTCTTTTAATACTTGAGCAATTTTATCAATAAGTAAATAGTTAGCAATTTTACCTTTTGGCTTACTGTTTACTGATTGAACAAAATCCAAATGTGATTCTAATAAATTTTTTACTGTATGATCAATATTTTCTAAATCTGTTGATTTAGGATGAGCTTGATCAAGAATAGGATCGAATTCTTTTGCTTTGGCATATTTGTAATTTATTATTTTTGATTCTAAATCATCAGCATATGAATGAAAACCAGCTTCTTTTAATCCCGAAGCTAATTTTAATAAATCATTTATTAAATTATTTGTAGGAGTAAAATCAGAAGATGCTGATTTTTCAATTGTCTTTGGTTGAATTAAATTTCTTTCCAAAGCAACTTTTTGCAAGGAACGCATTACGGGAGAATCGGAAAATTTGATGCTTTTGAAAGTCATAAAGTCCTCATATTTAAGATATACTTCGCTTATATATTATAATATTGGACTTAATAAATAAATGAGTTATTTATATTAATTATTTTATACTTTTGAATTTTCTCTTCTTACTCTTGCAATTACTTTTTCTGTTATTTTAAAGTCTTTGGCAAGTCTATAAGTTGATCTTGGGTCATTTACAATTAAATTAATTTGCTCTTCTGTAAAAATTTTCTTATTAGGAGGTGCTTTGCCAGTCATTCCAACATTTGGCATTTTATTTATATGTCCATTTCTTTTCATTCTCCTTCCATGCAATTTACAATATTTTTTACTTTCGTAAGTTGTATAATCATTTCTACCAGTGACTTCACATCCCGGAGCATGACATTTTAATTCTCCATTTTCTATTTGCTTATTAATTTTTGCATCTAAAGTTTTTTGAATACCAATTTTTCTTTTTTCAATAATTTCAGCGGATTGTTTTCTGCCCTTTAAAGTATTTGATATTTTTATTTTAGCATCATCTGTACAATATGGTTTTGGATTTAATTTTCTAGTCGCTTTTTGTTTTTCAATAGATTCTTCACTATGTTTAATTCCTAATGCAGGATGACCTTTTTCATTTATTTGATTAAGAGTAGCTTGTCTTAATTTTTCTTTTGTTCTTTCTGAATGACCACCGTAATCTCCACCAACAGTTAAATTATAACCAAAATTTTTATCTAAACTTTTATATTGTATAATTAAAATACTTTCAGCATGATTTGTATCTTCACGATTTTTAGACATAGCTATTACTTCAAAAGTAAAATTTTGCGCACCATATTTTTTCATTGCATAATGAATATATTGTTTTGTTTTATCTGGATTTTCAGCGTATCTTAAATGATTTTTCCAGCGAGTGTCTGGACTTTCTGTTTGTCCAATATAAATTTTGTTATTAATTAAATTAGTAATTTTATATAAATAGAACATAATTTTTCCTTACATGTAACCTTTACAACCACAAAATCGATAACATGCTCTGCATTGGGCTCGGCGGTCCAACTACCATTGCGACAGAAGGATGAGTTGGAGTTGGTTGTCTTGTTGTCAAAAATCCAGTTTCACTAACAAACAAATTTGCATTTAAAGGATAAGCTTGATTTGTTTCGTATTGATCAGTTTGAAAGAAAAATCGATCATACCAAACTGTCATTCGATTTGATCCTTGAGTAGAATCATCACCTGGAAGATTTGTAATAGCATAAGTATAATTTACAATAGCGCGAATTGAATCTGGCGTTCCTGATCCACCAAAATCATAATTTAATTCAGTACCTGCTGGAAAAGTTAAAACTCCATTATTATAATTTATGGATGCTGCTACTGTTGTAGTTAAACTATTTTTCTTTATATGAGGATGATTTAATTCTATTTTTATTGGACTAGAATTTATCAATCTGCCATTTGGTCCCATAACACCAGCAATTGGTCCAGCAATAACAACTTCATTCCAAGATACATTGGTAAAAGCTTTTGTTCTAATATCATCAATTACACCAATTGGAGCTGTACCGTTAGATACAGTTGCCATAATTTGTCCACCAATGATTCTTAACTCTGCGATTTGTCCAGGCATAAAAGAAGCCGAAGGATCACATTGAAAAGATGTAGGTAATGAATTTCCAATTCTTTCAATTTTTAACATAAATTTCCTTAGTCTTCAAAATCAGAATCTTCTTCATAATTTTTTATATCAGCATCATTAATATCTAAATCTAAAATTGAATTATCAGATTTATCTAAAATATTTTTTAATCTGGGATCTAATTTAGATGTATCTTCTTTATCAGATTTTTTATTTAAATATTGCATCCAATTTTTATAATCTTCATTGTCTTCAACATAATTTTCATCTACTTCAACAACTTTTAATTTTTTAACCTTTTTTTCTTTCTTTGCTAATTTACTTAAAACTTTTGGATGATTTGCTATTTTTGACATAACCAAAATAACATGATCTGATTGTTTATTTAAACCAACATCTCTAAGTAAAGTAGATGCGGAATGAAGCTGTTTAAGAATTTGACTAAGATCATTTGATTCTTTTAATTCATCAACTTTATCTAATTTATCTCTCATTGAAAATAAAAGTTCTTCTGCAAAAGATTTTTTCATTTTGACCCCAAACTTTCAATGATATTTAAAACATCATTTGATTCTTCAAGTAAATTTTGATTATCCAGTGAAACAGAAACTTGCTCAAGTAAATTTAAAGCCTGAGCAAGTTTTTCAAATTTAAATTCCTTTTCATTTGCATTTTTAACAATATTTTGTTTCATTGATTTAAATAGTTCTTCCGATGAATTTTCTCTTTTAAACATATTTAAATAACAAAAAAGCCCACGACTAGGTGGGCTTCAAATTTACTTTGTTACTATTTATTTTTTAGCTTTTGCTTTTTGAGCAGCATCTTTTTCTTTTTGCTTTTCTTTAGCTAGCTTTTCTTTTTCTTTAAGAGCTTTGGCTTTTTCCTTTTCTTTCAAGGCTTTAGCCTTTTCTTTTTCTTTAGCTTCTTTTTCTTTTTCTTTATCGGTTTTCTTAGCTTGAACAACAAGAGAAGCTAATTTTAAACTAACTGTAGCTTCTTTGGTGAAACCAAGTGAATCAAGAGTGGCTGAAGCAGTTAGTAAACTATCCAAAGCTACGTCAAGTGAAGCAACTGTTTCCATACTTAAAGAAGTGTCAGCTTCATTTTCATCAACAGTATCATCTTTCGCGTCATTAACATCATTTTCATCTTCTACTGAAGATTTATCACAAGTTTCAGTAGAAGCAAATTTTTGACGAGGAGCAAAAAGATTTTGGTGTGAAGCACTTTTTAAGATATTATTCATGCTTGAGGCAACATAATCTGAAATATTTTTGTTTTTCATTGGTATCATCCTTTATAAATTAAAACATTCTCTTTGGTCTATTTCTAGAAAAATGTGCATCAAATTGAGATTTCATATCAGTTGGAGCAAGACTTGGAACTTCTGTAAATTCTCTGGCACCAACTTGTGGCATTCTACCAGCTTGAGTTTGTAGATTTGGAACTTGTTTGGCGACAACTCTTTTCAATGACTCAAAACCTTCGTCATTGCATTGCATAATTTCTTCAACTTGAGCAGTGATTGCTTTTGGATCATTATAAACCAATCCTCGACTAACCATGTCATAAGCTAATTCATAAGCTCTTGAAAGTTTGACTTTATAAACATTCAAGTCATTTTCCATATATGCTTTGCTATGTTCTTTTACAAGTTCACTAGCAAATTCTGAACCACCATCAGTTTGACCATAATATTTTTTGTAATAAGCAACAGCATCTTTATCTAAACCTTGAGCAACAAGAGAATCTAATTCGTCTTCTCGTAGTTTACCTTCAGAAATTAAATTATGAATGGCTTCTGCTTCTTTACGAACTTTAACAGGAGCTTTAGCAAGATCATTCATTTTTTTGCTTACTTCATCAAGAGTTTCTACTTTACTAAGATCTCCTTCAGTTTTACCCATATCAGCGGGAGTTACTCCACCTTTTGGATGAGCTTGATCAAGCATTGGACTAAATTTCATTCCATCACCAGCAGCCAATTTAGCACGAAGAGCCGCTCTACCAGCTTTTGAATCAAGAGAAGCAACTGCAACATGAGCATTTGGATTTTGTTTAGCAACTTCGGCAGCTTGTTGTGTATTTTTAACAGTTACCAATCCATCAGCGTCATTTTCATCTTCATTTGTTTTATCATCATCAGCCGCAGCAAGATCTTCACTTGGCATTTCAAGTTCTTGTAAAAGAGCATCAGCCCCAGTCATAGCATCACTTGAATAATTATCATCATCTTCATTTAACATATCTTCAACATTAGCAAGATCTTCATTTGTTGAATTAATTAAATTCATTAAATCACTTTGAGTTTCTTCATTCATTGGATGTCCATGATCTTCATCTGATAATGCTTTTAACTGAGATTCAACTTGAGCGCGTTTCATAATGGCTTGTGAACCTCTAGCATATTTAACAAAAGTACCATAAAGTTCATTTGCTTCTACAACAGTTTCTTTCATTTCAACAAGTGCACTCGCCAAAATATTTTTCAAAGAATTTTTGCTATCTGGGTGAAGACTTGATTTAAATGCAGAGTCAAGCATTTTAAGTTCATCTTTGTGATCTTGAAGATGTGCAATAACTTCTTTTAATTTAGAGCTTAATTCTGAATTAATTTCTTTTTTCATTTGATTTAAAGCTTTTAAGTCAAATGATGAATTTTCTAAACTGGCAGTTACAGGAGCAACATCACCCATTTCTGGAACATCACCATCAACTGTATCAAGAGCAGCTTTTAAATCTGAAGCAAGATTTTCAATTTGTTGTGCCATATCTTTGGCACTTTCACTCATATCACCATTTCCACCTTGATCATCCATTGGTTCTGGTGAGGATGGCTCTGAAGCTGGCATTGCAGACATATCAGCTGATGGCGCGGCAGGCATTTCTTGAGCTGATTTAATCATTGAGCGAACTTTATCAGCACCAAAAACTTTTACTTTATCAATTAGTTTTGTTCCAAAATCTTTGGTTGCAATACTGTCATAAAGAAAATCAGCTTTGTTTCCAGAAAGATCATTTACAGAAGCTGCAACAAGTAATTTATCCCCAAGAAAAACTTCCCAAGCACTTTTGCCAAGATTTTGCGAACCATCTTCATTAGCAGCTTTAACAAATCTCGCTCTTAATGAAGCTCTGCTTAACATTTCTTTTCTTTTTAATTCATCAGCTGTATCTGCTGAAGCTGGTGAAGGATGAAGACCATCAACTGCACCAACACCTGGAAATGGTTTTTGACCAACCATATGTTTATCTTGTTCACGAGCTTGCTCATTTAATTTATCAACAGGATATTTTGGTTTTCCTGGAGTTGGAGTTCCAGGATTATCTTTACCATCACCATTTTGAAAATAAGCTTTTTTATTTTCAAGATTTTGTTTAGCAATTTCAACAATGGCAGTTCTTCTCATTGATCTCTCATCGGCTTGTGCTCTGGCTAACATTTTTTTACGGTCAAATTCTGACATTGGAACCGAATCAACACCTGGATGCATCCCATCAACAGGACCGGTGTCCATTTGACCAACCATGTGTTTATCTTCAGCTCTCGCTTTTTCATTAAGCGGATCTTTTGGATATTTTACTTGACCGGGAGTTGGTTCTTCCGTTCCTTGATAATACGCATTCTTATTCAAATCGTTTCCTTTTCCAGGCATTGTTTCCTCTTTTGACGCAACTAAGTGTTCTAAACTTTTGTTTATATGATTCAGTTTTTCCGCCATCTGATGCGTCAATATTTTTAAATCATTTATTGTCGCAAATTTATCAGTTGGTGGTGCTAAAGATGAATCATTGCTTGGAAGCGATTCTTCATCCATAGATAATCTACCCGATGACTGATTAGATATTAAATGATTAGTATCTGAATTTTCATTTTCATTGGATAAATCCTCGTTTAATTCAGATAATCTATTTAATGCATCCTCAATGTCCGATTTAAATGAATTTAAGTCGGTTGATTCAACAGATAAATTAGTTGAAGCCAAACCTTCGCGTTCAGTATCTTCCATAGAAAAACTAGCAATATATCTTTTATTGCCAGCTAATTTTTTTAATTCTTTTTCTTTTTGATCGATATAGTTATTTAAATTTTGAGCCATTGCCATTACGTGTTTGATCTTGGCTTGAGGATCGGCTCCATTAACAACAATTGAAAGTTCAATTGGATTCAATTCAGTGTTAATTTCACCATAACAACTTTTTGATCTCATGTGGTGACAAAAGTCTGCTTCAGTTCTGGCTACCTGAGCGCAATCTGAACAAATCGCTTTTCCGACACCGGTACCCATACTTACGCAATTTGAGTAACCGGAAGAAACTTTTCTTGCCAATTCAGGATAATTTTTTTTATCAAGAGCACAAAAAGCAACAACTCGTTTTAAAGCTCTATCATAATAAGTATCAACAATAAATCCTCTCACATGATCAACAGAACTAGATTTATGGTCAATACAAAGAGGTTTACCAATCCAATTTTTATGAACTTTTATAAGTTCAGATTCTGGAAAAATGTCACCGTTAAGATTTTTATAAGGTTTAATCATTGGATCATTGGTTTTCCAACGCCAAGTATTATTTGAAGTATCCCATCCAACCTTAACTGGCTCGCCTCGAAGATTAAGTTTATATGACCCATCTTCGTTTAATGCTGAAGCTTCGGCACTATGCATCATAACAGCAGAAAAATATAAAAAATCATCAGCCTTTGGAGCAATTCTTTTTAACTCAGATGCTGTTTTATTAAAATTATCTAAAATAGCTTGATTAATTTCAACCGAATCCGGTGATTCGATTTTTAGTATATTTAAATTTTCACCAATTTTCAAAAACATATTAACCCTTTTTTTAGAAATTCTTTAAACTCAACATCTGTTTTCGTACCTTTTCTTAAATTACAAGTTTTACATGATGGAACTAAATTTTCAATTTTATTTTCTCCACCCAGAGATAAAGGTACTTTATGATCCAAATGTAAATTTATTCCTGATTTAACCTGTGTAGAACAATAATAGCAACAAGAATTATGCTCAATAATTAGATCATTAATTTCTTTTTGTGTTATTTTACTTTTAGATAATTTTAATCTTCTAGCCCTATTTCTAAGAGAAATTCTTTCTTTGTTATTTTGTCTATAAATTTTATTTCTATTTGAATGATACTCTTTATTTTTAAAATAACTTTCACTTTGACTCAATCTAACTTTTTCTTTATTGAATAAATATTTTTCATGATTCTTTTTCTTTTTATCTTCCAAATCTTTTTTTGACATAGAAAATAATTTATTTTTATGATTATTTCTTCTCAATTCATTAATATTATTTTTATTTTTGTTATAATATATTTTTTTAGATTCCTTTGATTTTGAAGGATAAATTTTTTTGTTATTTTCTCTATATTCTTTAGCACATAATTTACATTGTGAAGATTTTTTATCTTTTGAATTTTTATTAGCACAAAATAAAGATAAATCTTTTTTATTTTTGCAAGTTGAACAAAATTTCATTTATTCTTCTGGAATAAGATCTGGTTTTGGAAGAGATTTATTTTTTCTTAATTTAGCAAGTTTTTCTTCCGCTTCTTTTTCTTCTACAGAATTTGTTTTTACAATATCAATTATTTTTCCATCACCATGTTTAATAAACATTATTTTCTCCTATTTAAAATTGCATTTTTCATTTGCTCTTGTCGATCATTATATAATTTTAACATCAACGGAGTTTTTTTTTCAATTTTAGTATTTAAATCAGCACTCATAGAATCAACCCAATTTGCTGCCAAAACATTTTCTTGAATATGATGCTTTACTCTTTCTTCAATAATATTTTCGATTTCATCACATTGTTCTTGAATAGAAGAAATTGATTTAATTATTTTTTCAGCAAAATCTTTTGCCTGCAAATCTTGAAACAAATCGGAAAATGAATTTACTCTTATTTCTAGATCATCAATTGTACTAATGAATGATTTCATTAGTTTCATTGTTTGTGTGTCAGAAGAAAATTCCTGCATAATATTTACACATTGAAAAGCTGATTTTTTAAATACATTAAAATTATCAATTACTTTATCTCTAAATCTTCTTAATGCAGCTCGAGTTTTCATTACATCTTCAGGTGACATATTTGAATCTTCTTTAAATGGATTTTTCATAAGATTAAGATGATTTTTAGCTACATCTAAATCTTTTATTGCGTTATCAAAATGCAATAAAGATTGATTTGCTTTTATTTTTTGATCATCAGAAATATCATATGACATTTGAATATTATAAGATTTTTTATTCATAGATAAATCCACTCATATTGATGGCAGGTCCAATTCCTTGAATGCCAGAAGAATTATTAAAAACACCTATATTAGGTATATCTAATTTTTCGTCAAAAATAATTGGTTTGTTTTTATAATTTTCTCTTGTACCAAGCTGATCATAATTATCATTATAAATAAAATCAAAAGGATAAGACTTTCCTTGGTCTAAAATTGGAGCAAAAGAATGCATTGTTGCTGATTCAATAAAAGGATTTTCAAAAATTCCTTCTCTTTGATTTGAAACAATATCTAAATTATTTTGATCTGTAAACAAATCTTTAATTATTTTTTCATACATATTTTTTACTTCTAAAGAAATGTTATTTCCAAATCCAAACGATTTTGCTTCTTTCAAAGCTTGATTAAAAGATTTATTTAAATATTTACAAGATAAGTAAGCAATTAAAAATCCTGTTCGATCTTCACCATATCTACAATGAACAAAAGTTGGAATGGTTAAAAATAAATTCTGCAAATCATTTTCAAATAATTTAATTAAACTTTTTCTAGTTCCATTTAGTGGAATAATTTTTTGTTCAATTTTTAATTCTTTACAAGTTTTGGAAATTAATTTTCCAAATTTTTCATCTAAACTAACTAT